AGCAGAAGACGGCATACGAGATCTGCGCATGTCTCGTGGGCTCGGAGATGTGTATAAGAGACAGATATACTGTTGACAGTGATATAAAAGTATGATAAAACAGAATTAACAACTGAATAAGCCGAAAGGCAATAATGATAATTAAGACTATTAGACGACTAAAAACCGTAGCAGACGGAAAGAAAAGGAACAAATAAGAGTTCTGAAAAAGTATCTGCAAACGTGTTTTTGTCGTCTTTTTTTATTTGATTTTTTGGAGGTGATACAGTGAAAAAGAGTAATACAACAGTAACAGAACAGGGAATAGAAGTGTATGAGAATGATATATACAGGCTTGTGGATGAATATATAAACACTGTGTTACAAGTAACTCCAGAAGAATTTGACACACAGAAAGAGTATAAGGCTGTTGTTGCTGATAGCTTTGTAGATATGATCTTTTATATTGCTGATAGAATACCAAAACCAGGTACAGAGAATATAGAATTATTAGATAATATATTTAGTGTATATGTAAGAATATGTACTAAATACGGAGTGTTACCAACGCTAGAAGTATTTAGCTTTTTGGTAGGAATAGAGCGCAGAACGTTTACTAAATGGTCTAACGGACAGTACAGGGCAAGCACATCACACGGCGACACGGTTAAAAAATGGTTCGATATCTGCAAGAATTGCACAGTCAATAGATTGAACAACCAGCCCGGCACAAATGCCAACTTGATTTTTGTTGCAAAAGCAGCTTATGGAATGGCAGAGACGGCACCAGTACAGACAGCACAGCAGGACGGCATACCGCGCCAGACAGCGCAGCAGATCGCAGATAAACACAGGGCGGCGCTGGAACTTCCAGAGATGGAAAAGCCGGAGCTGTAGCAGATCAGAGACCTGAAGAAGTACGCGGAGGGCGGACAAAAGAGCATGGAAACAGCTTAAATAGTGTAAATTGTATAATATGTACAATATAAAAGGACGGTATTTGTTTAATGTGTACATCAATCTATAAAGAAAACTGAAGTTTGTTCCATAGATACATATGTTCTGGCTGAATAACCGTTATCACACATTCCCTTGACCACTGCCGCAGGCCATTAAAAGTCAGCGTTAAACCAGGGAAGCGGGAACCCATGGGGCGGCGGGCTTCCCTGGTAGCGTCCGGCAGGGGACACCGGGAGGGGTCTATATAAAGCCCAATACGCGCCGAGTGAGTACTCCGAGTTCCCGAAAAATTAAAAAAGCCTCTTCTAACAGCAAGGCTTTAAAATTCCGAAAAAAACAAAAAAAGAGTTCACCATGGCAGGGATAGTGATTGCAACACGAAAGCCATAAGCCTTAATGGTTTCTCTGCCATAAACAACAAGGCGATATCAGAAAGGCAGGTATAAATATGAAAATAGGATATGCAAAAGAGTCAGGCATTTGGTTTCCATTGCTTGCAAAGAAAAAGATGCTTTTGAATGAAAAAATTGACACATTTGCTTGCGACTCAATAGATGAAAATAATAATTTCGAACATCTTTGCGAAAACATGAGAAATGGTGATTCTTTGATTATTTGCGGAGTTGATGATATTGGAAATACCAAGGATGAAATCGAAGAAACATGGAGACGACTCCGTGATTTGAATATTGAAATTTATGTGCTTACAGCTCCGATGTTGTTTCACAGAGAAAACATGACGTTAGAAGAATCATTTGTAAGAGACGTGTCACTTAGTGTACTTGCTTCTCAGGTTGAAATTGCTAATCAGAAATTAAAAGCAATAAATGATTTATGATAATCACTCACATTCACAGAAGGGTAGGAACAAGATGGAGAAAATAGTAAACAACGATGGATACCTTCGGTCAGGGCTGATGGATATTGCTAGACAGTTGCTGAACATCTGTAACGAAAGTGGTATTTCTAATATTCAGATAGCCACATCACCTTGGAAAGAAGGTGAAGGGATTACACTTTTAGCAAAAGCTGATGATAAACCAATCCTTTCAGTAAAGATGGACACTGCCTATGAAAAAGAATAACCCTCAGGGCGAATCAATCCGAATCCGGCTCACAGGACAGCTAGAACGAAAGCTCATAGCCGAAAAGAACCGAACCGGCAAGAGTGTATCGCAGATCACCAGAGAAGCATTGGAACAATATTTCCGAAGAAGATAGGTAAAACGCCGACTCAATTTTTCTCAAAAAAAATAAAAAAGAGGTTTTTATATGTCAGAAGAATACAGTGAACGCTTTGATGAACTTCGTAAGAACCGAGTCGAGGTAAGCTATCATAAATACGGTCCTGCTAGGAAGAATTTTAAAACCGGGAACGTGCAGGCACTTCCGTCCATGGAACGGTGTATTGAGAAATATAATTCCACCGGAAACACAGAATATCTCGTGGATGCAGCAAATTACCTCATGTTCGAGTTTATGTACCCGCAACATCCTAAAGCACACTTCAAAGCTACAGACAGCAAAGATAGCGCCGGGATAGTTGGAATCAGCGTAAAGGAAATGGAGGACTTGAAGAATGAACAGTATTGACCCAGTATATTACGCATATGTAATGGATGAAACAGCAATTTTCACAAGAGAAAAACCAGACCCAGAGAAAATTCAAGGATACGCAATATTTAAAGCAAATAAAGTCGAAGTTCTTTTGGGCAACGCGGCGGCGTATAAAGGGCTGAATGGAGATGTGAAGATTGACCTTTCAAAACAGAAACTAACCGATGCAGTAGCCATTTTAAGGCACGAACTTCTTACACATGGAGAAGTTTACAATGGTTTCAAAGCAAGCCTTAAAACAGCGATTGAGAAGTACTGCACATGCGGCCTGCCATTCGAGCCAGAAGAAGAAACCGCCGGTAAGATTCTTGATTTTATGATCGGAGAGGAACAGAAAGAATGATTCTTGCAAAATTTGTAGCAGCCATGCTGGATATTGCATTTTTCACATTGGTTTTAGCATTTCTTATATCACAGGACGAAACCGAAAAGAAAGGCAATCCAATAGCAACGGCAGTATTTATATTAATGGAAATATGTTTCGCAGTTAATGCAGTTGTGATTTTTAGATTATAAGGAGAACCCAATGTGGTTAGCATTCACAATACAAATTCCCCTGTTCATCATACTGATTGAACGGGTGAAAATACAAGAAAAGCAGAAACCTGTCGTTCTCAGGTTCGGGAAAGCCTTTGAATCTGACAGGTCGAGGCATCCCGAGTAGCTTAGGTCTGCGTCAGTGAAATACAATTTCCCAAAGTAACTGGCGCGGACTTAACGGCACAAATATAGACATGATGCTTTCTAAAATTTTATAAAATATATCACTCTATTACGAGTCCGGGTAAAATCCCGGACAAATAATGGGCTATCTCCAAGCGGTAAGGAACAGCACTTTGACTGCTGTATTCGCGGGTTCGAATCCCGCTAGCCTAGTCGGACTATATTGTTTAGCCATGATATAGTTCCCCTCCGAATTGGTTCCATCTATCCCAACGGGGATGATTAAAGGGGCTTCAAATGCCCCGGATGGACTCTGCTTATGCAGAACAGCATTTAGACCCTTTGTTGCGACTGCGAGGGCAAGAATCGCAACAGCAGAGGAAGTTACTCTTGAACTGCAATAACCCTCTGCTTAGGAAACTTAGTTCAGTTGGCAGAACGGTCGGCTCATAACCGACAAGTCACAGGTTCGAGTCCTGTAGTTTCCATTTCTTCCATATGCTGTCTATCCGTTTTATGGACAGAAAAAAACTGTTGAATGAGTGTATGTGGATTATTTTTATGAAAGGTGTGTAACGGCACAGCCTGTTCAATGAAGATAATTCCCCGTTCGACACAGTCTCTGAGTTAAATTGTCGTCAATAGGTGCACGTTGAGGACAGGAAGTTTTCAAGAGACGTATAAAAGGTTTCGTCGCTATACACAAAGACATCAATATCCAAATCCGAAACAACTCCGTGGGGCTGGCACGGTTGAAAACAGCCTAGTGGAAAGCATAACACGATAAACATATTGCTAACCCGGGGTTTCCGGGTTATGTGGAATGTACGCTAGTGGAAAACTGACAGAGTCGCGCTCTGGTCTCCGGTTCGATTCCGGGCGTTCCGCTTTAATCCGCTTAGAGTTAAGCTGTTTGTATACAGGCGGTCTATGTCTCAGGTGGATTTACGCATGAGCGTAAACGTACAACTCACTAGGCGTTTGCGTAAAAAACTTTTTAGAGAGATGAGACCACGGGCCGTGAGAAGTGATAGTCGGCAATTCTAAAAGAACCATCTAGTTCATGTGTTTTACGATGGAAAGGTTAATGCTTATCTGGATATTTTCATCCGGTCCGAAAGCATGTGATGTGGGAATCAACCCAGTTTCTTTTCAGAGAACTGGCCGTTATAGGCGGTACGGAATGTAGCTCAGTGGTAGAGCAATGGCATTGTAAGCTATGTGCCGCAGGTTCGATTCCTGCCTTTCCGATTCCAATGAACTGCAATCATTGGAATTTTTTCTTTTACTTCGTTCGGTTCCAGTGTTTCTCGTTGGGAGATTTATGCCGTTCAAGTCGGCGCACTGGACTTTTTTAAATTGAGGTGTTAATTATGCAAAAAGAAAAGTGTTGTAAAACATGTAAGAAACATGACGATTTTACATGGGTATGTTTCAACGGCGACAGTGAACACTGTGCTGATTTTACGGAACCAGATTGTGTTTGCGAATTTTGGGAGGATGTAGAAAATGAAAATTCATGAAGCAATATGTTTGAGAGATGACTATGGTGGAAAAACAACTCTTGGTGACCTTGTAAAACGAATACAGGGAAATAAAATCCATAGATGTCCGAAATGTTATGGAAAAGGAATTGTTATAAAAATGATAAATCGTGCGCAATACTGGGAATGCTGCGATAGGTATGAAGAAACAAAAGTCACTTGTGATTTGTGCAACGGTGAAGGATATACCGAAAAAGAATATAAGCCTAAAATGGTACAGGATGGATGGGAATGCAAATAGCAGGAAAAGAGATTAAAGACGAGTGTTCCAGATGCGGAAATATCCTCGAATGCGAGTTATTCCGTCAGGGACATGGAATAAAACAGGAACGTGAGAATATAGCAAAGATGATCGAGTGCCAGATGAAGCACAGGGAGGAAAGAGAAAAATGAACGAACTGAAAGTATTGGACTCCGGAAAAGTGATCTACCATAGACGGATTGTACAGATGGGACGGGAGTTTATTCTTGATTTATTTGAAAAGACAGCGTAATTGAAAGGGGAGATTTCCATGTTTAATAAATTTTTTAATCTATACATAAGATACAAGACCAAAAATCTCAAAGCAATTCCGTTGTTCGTAATGACATTTGACTGGAAGAAATTTCAGAAAGACGGAAAAGAAAACAGTTGTATGTTATATGCCTTGCATCCAGACATTGCAAAAGACCAATTTCTAAAAGAAAAATTATCTGAATGCGTAGATTATATCCGGGATAACTATGATATGGAAACGTTTACTAAAATCTAAGGGAGGTAGTTATGAGAATTGAAGACATGGCAACATGGACAGTAGATCAGTTGAAAGAAGAACTTTTTCGGTTGGCTGATGAGAGAGAAGCAAAGCAACATGAGATTTTAGACAAGGATAATAAAATCAACGAGCTTCAGGCTGAATTGGATAAAATGTGCGATTATAACAATGAGTTAAAAAGACAGGTGTGTGAAAAAGCGGATGTGCCATTTTACGACGAATCTGTAGAAATCGCAAAATATCACAGACAGCATCAGGACGACTGCGTTACAATTAACCAGTTGCATACAACACTTGACGTTCTGATTGACCGATATGCAAACATGAGAAAGATTCATGGGGTGAGTTGATGTTATGGATAATCAAATTACTGTTAGCAAATTACTAAATATACTTGATGAGCTTTCGATGAATGGCTTTGGAGATATGCCAGTGTTCTTAGGCGAAAATTATCCGTTGTTAGAAGATTCGATAAGCGTTAATCCGCGTGAAAATAAGTTACAAATTAGGAATACATACTATGATAATAGAATGGCAGAAGCCATGACAAAAACAATTAATGAATTAGAGAACATACGCAAAACGTATATTTCAGAATGTATTTTAGCTGGAATGGGATGGGATAATGAATCGACATAAAAACACCGAATATAATGCAGTTATGATTGACGCATCCGTTTTACACGATAGCATAAAATACGGAATACCACGTACATTCATTAAAAATAATTACTTAAAAATGCACGGCAAACCAATGATTCGTAAGTCCACTAGGAGGAAACAGAAATATGTTACTGGTTTATTCAGGCTCGGACATTGATTTTCTTGACGCCACATACAATATCGAGGGAGAATGCCACCGAATGAACATCCCGACTAGGTTCTATCCAGACAGACGCTTGCTTCTAGCAGGGAATACGACCGTAATATACAACAAAACGGGAAATCTTTCTAAAACATGGAAAGCAGATTACATCGGGGACAATTATTTGACGATTTTGACATTGATCAGAAAGGACAACGGTAAATGAGCATTAAAACAGCACTTGAATCAGAGGGAGTAGACTTCTCCGAATATATGAATATACCCGAACCATGGGACGGCTCAGCACAAATTAAAATGGAAAATGGTACAAAATGGGTAATTTGTCCGTTTTGCGGAAAGAAAGCCTTAAAGATTCTCCCGACCACAAAGATTTATCGGATGCCGTATAAATGTAAGGGTAGCAACTGCAAGAAAGAATTTATGGTGAATGTATGATATGGAACGAAGAAATATCCTTTGATGGATTCCAAAAGAAGATTGATGAGTGGTACAAGGATAAAGACTTTGAATTGTGCGATCCACCTATCAGTGCTCAGTTTGCCTTAGACTTGATTTTCAAGACATTAGTAGATGATAGAGAAGATTATCCATATCTCACAACTATGCCAGAAAGCGTAGAACAGACAAATAGCATCATGCTTGATTTGATTCTTCGGAGATACAGTCGCAAATACAGAAAATACTTGAAATCAAAAAGAAAGATGGCGAACAAATGAAAAAAGATACCAACATTGTTTGAACGAGAATTTAAAGACCATAATGTTATAAAAATCCTTCCAAAAGTGCATCCAGGTATGGAAATGGGTACTTAAAGGAGAAGGAGTTGCAACAGTGAAATATGATGGCTCTTGCTGTGCGATAATTGACGGAGAATATTATAAAAGATATGACTGCAAGAAAGGTAAAATACCACCAGAGGGATTTATCCCTTGTTGCGAGCCAGACACAATTACAGGTCATTGGCCGGGATGGGTAAAGGTTGATGAGAAAAATCCGGCTGATAAGTGGTTTGTTACGGCATATGAAATGACGGTAATGCTTGAAAACTATGGGATGAAATTATCAGATGGCACATATGAAGCAGTTGGTAGATGCTTTCAAAATAATCCATACAATTTCACATCCAATAAATTAATCAAGCATGGCAAGGAAATCGTTGAAGTTGAAAGAACATTTGATGGAATCAAGAAATATCTTTCCGAACACGAAATAGAGGGATTGGTTTTCTGGAAAGACGGAATCCCACAATGCAAAATCAAACGTTCAGATTTCGGCTTTGAATGGCCAGTAAGAATGGGAGGATGCACAGAATGAAAAAGATAATCGTTGCAATAACAGCTTTATCACTGACGCTTGGAATAGCAGGGTGCCAGTCTACCACAAGAAATTGCGGTGGAAACACAACATTAGAGTTGAAACCAAACCAAAAGTTAGAGGAAATTACATGGAAAAATAATTCACTATGGTATCTCACACGTCCTATGACTGATGATGATATTGCCGAGACTCACACGTTCCAGGAATCTTCTAATTTCGGAGTATTCGAGGGTAGAGTAACTGTTGTTGAAACAAAAAAATAAACAATCAGTCAAAGAGCCACATGAGAGCCAGACTAAATCCTAAGAAGAAAGGAGGTCTGGCTCTATTTTTATGCAAAAATTCACAGAAGGTTCGTTTGAATGGTATCGGGCGATTTTAAATCAAATTATTAATGGTGATATGACAGTCTATCAAAACCAGAAAGACTGCCTTGATCTGCTGTTAAATATGAATATTGACCTTCCTTTCAAGGATAATCCAGATGCGCAACAGATGGGAATAAAGGTGAGCCAGTATTCACACAATATCGCAGAAAGGCAAGCTGCTATTACTGGAAGTGGAGATTTTGACGATATTTACTGGAAATATTTGCTATTGGAAGCACCATGGATTTTTGAAAGCTATTTGTATTACATGGAAAAGAATAGGCCTGACAGTAAGAAGTTTTACGTTCCAAGAAAAAAGACACTTCAAGTAGTTGCCCAAGATTTACAAGATTTGGAAGAGAGAAAAATTGAGTTTTACGGTTTGTCGCTTCCAAGTCGAGTTGGGAAAAGCACCATGTGCATATTTTTTATGTCATGGATAATGGGTAGAAGACCAAATAGTCATAATGCTATGGGCGGTCACTCCGGAAAACTGGCTAAAGGATTCTATGGTGAACTACTTAATCTGATCAATACGCAAGAATATACATATTCAGAAATATTTCCGACTTTAAAATTGCAGAAACAGAGTGCAGATGATTTTGAAATCAATCTTGATAAACCCGACCGCTTTGCGACTATGACTTGCCGAGGAATTGAAGGAACATGGACGGGTGCTGTCGATATTTCTCCTGACGGATATTTGTATGTGGATGACCTTGTAAGAGACAGACAGCATTCATTAAGCCCTACTCGACTGGAAAATACATATCAAGAATATCTAAACAAAATGGTTGACCGTAAAATTGATGGGGCAAGAGAGCTTATGGTTGGAACAAGATGGAATCTGTACGACCCATTAGGTAAGATTGAAAAACTCAATCGAGATAATCCACTGTATAGGTTCCGCAAGATTCCTGCCTTGAATGACGATGGTGAATCAAACTTCGAATATGATTATGGAGTTGGCTTTTCTACAAAGTATTATGTGGATATGAAAGCCAGACTTGATGCTAACGAATGGGAGGCTAAATATCAACAGAGACCATTTTTACGAGAAGGGATTATATTTGCAGAAGATGAATTGAGATATTACAACGGAATTCTTCCCGAAGGCGGTTTTGTGAGAAATATATCTGCTTGTGATGTGGCATGGGGTGGTGGCGACAGTTTGTCGATGCCCGTAGGAGCGGAATTTGAAAATGGAGATATTTACATTTATGACTGGATTTTTAATACAGGTCCTAAAGAGGTGACACTTCCATTAGTTGTCGGAAGAATTATGGGGAATAAAATACAAAACATTAACTTTGAGGCAAATAATGGTGGAGATATGTACGCATATTATGTGAGCGAGCGATTGAAAGAACATATGTATTCGTGCAGTACAACCAGTACAAAAGCTCCGTCAAAGCAAGCTAAAAAAGAAAAAATAAATCAATACTCAGGAGATGTAAAAAATAGATTTATATTTTTAGCCCCGAAATATCGCAGCCGAGAATATGAAAATGCCATGGAAGAATTAACCACTTTTGTATATATTGGGGACAATGACCATGACGATGCACCTGACGGGGTAACACAACTTATGATGTCAATCACAGAAAAAAGGCTCGCAGAAGTTTCAGCAGTACAGAATCCATTTTGGGGAAGGAGATAATATGACCACAAGAGAATATTTAGGGCAAATTCAGAAATATGACAAGCTTATTAAAAATAAAAAATACGAAGAAGAACATTTAAGAAGTCTTGCTCTTGGGCTTAAATCGTTCTCATATGGTGAAAAAGTTCAGTCTACTCCGAATCCCAATCAAATGACCGATGCCGTAAGCGAACTTGTTGACATTCAAACAGAAATCAAAAAAATGGTTATTGAATACACAAAGAAAAAGCAAGACATTATTGAAACAATAGACAAGGTGAGCGATATCAATTCAGATTTGTATGATCTGCTGTTTAGGCGATATGTAAAAGATGAAAGGCTTGAAATGATTGCCTGTGAAATGGGATATTCCTATTCTCATGTGAAATTATTGCATTCGAAAGCACTGAATATCGTCAAAAACATTAAGAATTTTGAAAGTTAATACCTGATAATACTGAATAATACCTGCATATATTATATAATATAAGCTGTAAAATAAGCACCGGGAAGAACCCTTGGTGCTTTTTTCATGCAGAAAAATAGGAGGACAGGCAGTGGGGAGAAACAAAATAAATTTTGTTGACCTATGCCAAGGCGAGTTTGGCAGAAAAACTGCCTATACTGGCGTAGACCAGATTACTCCCCAGAACGTGGCACAGGTCCTTTCTGATACAATCGGAATCCATAACAGGAATAGAACCCTGATGGATTATCTTTACAGATATTACAAAGGCGATCAGCCAATTTTATATCGTGAAAAACTTGTTCGCCCAGAGGTCAACAATAAAGTTGTTGAGAATCATGCCCTTGAAACAGTCAAATTCAAGGCAGGACAGATATACGGAGAACCTATTCAGTATGTCTGCAAGAAGAAAAAAGCGAGTGAAGAAACAAACGAACAAGTTGATAGGCTCAATGATTATCTGGACGAAGCCAATTCAGACGCCAGAAACATTCAGCTTGGAATATACCAGAGCGCAGTAGGAACTGCATATAAAGCAATTCTAAGAGAGGATGAATGGACAAAGGATGGAGACTTACCGCCTTTCAGAATATTTATCCCATCACCGCAGGATGTATATATTGTTTATTCAAGCGTTACTGGCAAACCAGTGCTTTCCGTCCAGATTTTAAAAGACGAGGACAATCAGCAGTATTACCAGTGTTATTCTTCCAGACAGTATTTCAAAATACAAAATGGAGCGGTAACAGAATCTGGAATCAATGGTTTTGGCGGTATTCCTATCATTGAATATCCAAATAATCACGACAGACTTTCTGACATTGAAATTGCGATCACAATGTATGATGCAATCAACAAATATCAATCTGACAGACTGAATGGGGTTGAACAGTTCGTGCAAGCCCTAATGAAATTCAAAAACTGTGAGATTGATGAAGCAGAATTTGTAAAAATGATAAAACTCGGTGCTGTATCTGTAAAAGACGTCGGGAATGGAACACAATCAGATGTTGATTTAATGACTGCTGAACTAAATCAGTCAGAAAGTCAGGTTGCTAAAGATGATATTTACAACAATATACTGATTGTAGAAGCAATGCCGAATCGACAGGGCAATACCGGTGGAGACACAGGAAATGCAGTGTATCTGAGGAATGGTTGGGATTTTGCAGAACGAGACGCAAAATTGGTAGAACCATTTACGAAAGAAGCGGAAAAAGCATCCGCCAGAATTATTTTGAATATTATCCGAAAAACTTCAATGGACGTAAATATTTCAACTAGAGATTTTGATGTAAAAATCACCAGAAACCCGACAGATAACATGCTTGTCAAAGCGCAGGCACTTGATTATCTGTTCAAAAATAAAATTCATCCGCTTATTGCGCTGATTACTTGCGGATTATTTAGTGATCCACAAAAAGTATATGAAATGAGTTTGCCATATCTCGGAACCATTTATCCGGAATTGGCAGACCCAGACTCAGAGTTGCAGAAAGCGCAAGATTTGCTGAATGGCTTCAATAAGGATGTGATTTCAGAATGAGTATTTCATCATACGATGAATTAAATATCAGGCCCAACAATCGCAGAAGTGAACCGTATAAAGAATATTTCAGCAAAATGTCAATATCAGACAAAGAAAAGCAACAAAGGATAGCTTTTTCTGAACAAATGGAAGAAGTTGTCCTTTATATTTTAGCGTTGATAGAAACAACCATAGAAAGTGGAGAATCAGATCAAGAATACATTCAGACTCAATTTTACGACAAATATCTGGATGTAATTGCTTCGTATATGCTTATAGACACATATATCAAGCAATATGCTCTTGACGTGACAAAACAAATTATTGATGCAACATTTGAAAGATTTTCTGCCGAAGACAAAAGCATTACTGATGATTATTACCTGTCAAATGACCGGACAATGTTTATTTCAGAATGCGAAGCTAATTCGATACTGAATTACAGACAGTATTCAAAAGCTGTGAAAGCAGGAAAGACAAAGAAGAAATGGATTGACGTAGGAGACAAAAGGGAACGAAAGACACACCTTGAAGTCGGAGGAACCATACTCCCGATTGATGAGCCGTTTTCGGTTGGAGATAGCTTACTACAATTTCCAAAAGACACCTCGCTAGGAGCTTCGGCAGATGAGGTTGTGAACTGCCGGTGTTCAATTCAATACAGTTGATTTAGAGACGAGTAAAATCGTCTCTTTTTTATTAAAAAAAATATGCATCCCGATAGCGTAATCATGGGAGACACCTTGAGCTGAGCGAACAGCGTAAAAAAAGCGTATTGGTGAAAGGAGATTTCAATGACAAGAGAAGATGTAAAGAAGATCTTTCCAGATGCAACCGATGAGCAGATTACCTCTTTCCTGAATCAGTCAAATTCTGATGTGGCTAAGGAAAAAGCCAAAAATCAGAAATTAAAAGAAGATGCAGAAAAAGCAAAAGCGTTGGAAACAGAACTGGAAGAACTGAAAAAGCAGAACATGAGTGAAGCTGAAAGAACAGAATTGGAGCATCAGAAAGAGAAAGCAACAAATGAAAAAAGAATTTCTGATCTCGAATCTGCACTTAAAGCAGCTCAGAAAGACGCTCTGACAGGTAAAATCACTTCTATTTTTGCGAGTGCAGGAATGAAAGGAGATGCCTACGCAGGAGCAATCAAAGCATTTTCAAATATGGATGCTGAAGATGCACTCAAAGAAGCCCAGACTTTTGTTGATGGAATTTCCGAAGTAAATAAATCAACGCTTGATACCGCAAAAGCCGCATGGGAAAAAGAAGCCCTTGAAAAGACACCTAATCCGGGTGGCGGTAAATCTGGTGGAGAACCAGAAAAGAAAAGCGAAGCATCTGAATATGCAAAAGCGTACTCAGCAAAAATGTGTCCAGAAAATAAACCGGCAGATGATAATGCCCCAGTAAATATTTAAGAAAAGGAGATTTAGATTATGGCTTTTATGAAAACAGAGCAGTACGAATCCACACCTAATATCCTCGAATCCGAGGTAGGACTGGTACTTAAAACCTATACAGCAGAACAGACAAATGCTGAAACCGTTGGAACTAAGAAGATTATCAAGGCAGGTTCTGTATATCCGACAAACGCAACTGGTGCTAAAGGCATTGTGTTTGAAGACGTCGATATGACAGACGATACAAAACGACCGATTTCCGTAATTGTTGCAGGACGTGTTCTTGAAAAAAGACTTCCGGTAACAGTAGAAACCACTGCGAAAACAGAGCTTGAAAAAGCAGGTATCGTTTTTGTAACCACTACAGACCCAGAATTTTAAGGAGGTAAGCAGATGCCATTTAATATTTTAGAATCAATCACACAGGAAGAAAGACTTAACTTTTCTCAAGATTTCAGCGTAAAAAGACCGGGCATTCTTGACACCATCTTCCCGGATGTCAAAACCCAGTTCCTGAAAGCTGAATACTACAGACTTATGGCTGGACAGAGACTTCCAGAGGTAGCATTTGTTCATGCGCTTGATACTGAAGCAGAAATCGGGACAAGACCGGGCTTCGAAAAAGTTCTGACTGAAAAGCTCTTTATTAAGAGAAAAATCAATCAGTCTGAGAGATTACAGCAGGCAATTGAAAACGGTGTGCCGGATGACGAGAACTTAAAGAGATTTGTATTTGATGATGCAGCTAACCTGTTTGAAGGCGTTGTTGCCAGAACAAATGTCATGAAAGGACAATTCCTTTCTACAGGTGCCGTAAAAGTCAAAGAGAACAACGTGGATATGAGCATTGATTATGGCGTTCCGTCCAGCGCAAAGGTAGAAATGTCAGATTGGTCTAAACCGGATGCAGATATCATGGGTGATATCCAGAAGATGGTTGCTGTTGCAGAGGATAATGGTTTTGTGGTAAACAAAGCCCTGACATCCCTTAAAATGATTAATTACATGAGAAATAACACTGCAATGCAGACAGCAGTCTTAGGAGCAGCAAACAAACGTCTCTTAACAAAACAGGAACTTGCAAATCTGCTTATGCAGGAATACGGAATCACAATTGATCGTTGTGACGAGAAATTCAGATTCAGAAAAGCAGATGGTTCACTCAAAACAGGAAGATACTTCAAAGAGAATGTATTCACTTTGTATGAAGCAGAGCCGAACGGTTCATTTGGTACTGGACTCTGGGGCGTAACACCAGAGGAACTTGAATACAGACAGTTTATTCAGGAAGAAAATCGTTCCTTTGTAACACTGTCCATGTGGGCTACACAAGACCCAGTTGCAGTTTGGACTAAAGCATCAGGTATGTTTGTTCCAGTAGCAGCAAAAGCTAATGGCGGTATCGTAATCGGTACCAAAGCGGGGGAATAAACGGGCATAGTCTCGACGAGAACAGCCAGTCACCATCTGTAGCAAGTGTTAAACACAAGTATACAGAAAACGAGCTGTCAAGCATGACAGTGGTTCAACTGAAACAGCTCGCAAGTGACAATGGCTATGCCCTGACATCGACAAATAAGGCTGGTATTATCTCAGAAATTTTATCTCAGCAAGGGTAGGTGATCTTGAATGAACGAACAGCTTGTGAATGATCTGAAAGAGTATCTATCCGATGATGCGGAAACTGACGGCATGATTTCTTTGTCTGTGAAGCGTGCAATTCGTTCGTTCAAAAAGAAACGCAACTATCCGTCTGGATATACAGATGAAAAAATCAATACCGATATGGAATACTGTTATGATTGCATATTTGATCTGGCTCTCTATTTCCTTGTGAAACAGGGGGCCGAGTTCCAAGAATCGCACTCTGAAAATTCAGTAAGTCGAAAATGGGAATCCGAAACGGAAATATATATCAATCATGGCGTTTTTCCGTTTGCAGGAAGTTTAATTTAAATAAGATGGTTGGGTCACGTGGCACAGTATTTTTGTCCTCCCGGAGTGCCGCTGGGTTGCTTATATTCAGTAGGGAAAAGCAAATGTTAAGGGAGTGAAGAAAGGAACTGGCGATGGGATGTGAACATGAATGTTTTAATGAACACCGCATAGAAGAACTGGAAAAGAATTTTCAGTTGATGCAAGAGAAGAACTCTGATCGTAGTAAAGAGTTTTATGAGCGTATCGGGGAACTGGAAAGAAAGACAGCATTAAGTGAGAATGACTTGAACCATATCAAGTCAACTGTGGATGAGATGAATAACAATATAAAGACTCTCATGGCAGTCCCGGGAAAGCGTTACGATACAATCATTGTATGCGTTATTACAGCGATTGTCAGCGCAGTTATCGGTTTTATGTTAAGCGGTATTCTTCCAGTTTGATTCCACTTGTAAGGGAGGACGGTGGAAATATGAATTATACAGACTTTTCAGAAGATGAAAGAAAATTTTATTTAAAAGAAGCAGGCTTTGATTCCAGAGAAGAAAAACTGTTTCGATTACGGGCTTATGGCGAAAAGACACTATGGGAAGCATCTGAACTTATGGGGTATAGTCCAAGAACCATAGACCGAATCAACAAAAGAATAAAGAAGAAAATTTCCAAAGTTGCCCCGATGTACTGTCGGGGCTTTTCTTTGTATTGTGGCGAAAACGTGGCGAAATAGTGACGTTCAAAAACAGAGTTCCTTCCTATATAATATAATCATAGGAGAAAACACAATGATTATGTTAAGAAACCCTTACGAGGGTATATGGGAAAAGCATCGTTCTATAGATGACATGGATATGATTCTTGAATCCCGGACAGGAGGAACAGATTATGGCAGGTTATCCGTATTATCCGCAACAGCCAATGATAAACAGCCCATACGGGCAAATACAACCGTATCAGGACAGGCTGGCACAATTGCAGAATAATTATCAACAGGCAATGCCTTATGGTCAAATACAGATGCAACAGTTACAGCCGGTTCCACAGTCCCCTATGCTTCAAGGACAAATGGTGGATGGGATTGATACTGTAAAGGCTAAAGATGTGGATATGTCCGGCAATCCTGTTTACTATCCAAAAACAGACGGAACTGAAATTTACAGAAAACAGCTTCAATCCGATGGAAGGAGCAGAATTTTTGTTTACCGACTCGTAAATCCAGATGAACAGCAATCTAAGCAAGATGAAAAACAGATTGATATTGAAGCAATGTTTAATCAGCTTCGGAATGATGTTTGCTCTGAGATTTCTGAAATAAAGAGCATGTTTCCGACACAGATGTCGGGGACATCGGAACCTAAGCAGAATGGAGGTAGGCAGAGATGATGAACCCTATGCAACTTATGCAGATGATACGTAACGGTGGAAATCCACAGCAAGCTATCATCAATATTATGAAAAATCAGTCTGGGAACAGCCCAGTTATAAACAATGCTATCAATATGATGGAAAAAGGCGACAGTGCAGGTCTTGAAAAACTTGCAAGAAACCTTTGCAAAGAAAAAGGAATTAATCCTGATGATATGTTATCGCAGGTTAAGAACCAGTTCGGAATAAAATAAGCGGATAAATTATTTATCCGCATATCTCCAACCAAATCCGTGTGTTTGAGAAAAAATGCCTTTGCAACATTTCCCTATTTTGGACTCCGAACATCCAGTCGCTCTGGAAGCTTCACCTATACTTCCAAAAGTGGCAATAATATTCCCAGTGTTTAAATCAATTTGGCTCACTGGAATAGAAGATGCGTTTTGGAATCCGGTTTTCCCTAGCCACGGTTTAGAACCTTTGTTTATTCCGATTTTGTAAGCGTGCAAATTGTTTTCGGAAGACGTGCACCATTCAAGGTTATTTACACAATTATCTTTTTTGTTTCCGTTAATGTGGTTAACTTGAGGCTTGTTTTCCGGATTTGGAATAAACGCTATTGCAACAAGACGATGTACCATAAAATACGCAGGCTTTTTATTCCGATATAAACTGACTCGCAAATATCTCCCGTCAGCGCAGATTGGACTTAATATTTTGATTTTGGAATGATGGTTTCCTGATTGCAAACTTTTTACATTCCCTAGATTGCTTACTTGATAAACACCTTCGTATTTTGGAATGTCTTTCCATATTTCTTTCATAAAAATAACACCTTGCCTTTCTGATGTACGCCTTTATTGGTTGTGGGAAAATCACTAAGGCATGTGACTTTCGGGTCGCGAATCCCTATTCCCACATAAATATTATACTATATTTCATTTAACATTGCTACAAAATTGAGCTGAAAGCCCGGGATTTCTACTTGATTTGTAAAATAAATCAAATAGGAGGTTTGAATTTATGATGAATTCAGGCGGATATAGCCTTGCTGACATTGCGGCAGCAACAGGCTCTAATAATCATGCAGATGATGGCTACGGCTTCGGCGGTGGATGGGCATGGTGGATCATTATACTTCTCATCTTTGGTTGGGGAGGCAATGGCTGGGGCTTCGGCGGAAACAGAGGAAATGGAAGCACAGATTTCTTAGACTCTGCTTTACAACGTGGCTTCGATAACCAGTCCGTAATTAGCAAGCTCGATGGTATCAGCAATGGTATCTGTAACCTTGGTTATGACCAGTTGGCTCAGCTGAATGGAATCAATCAGAATATTTCTAATGGATTCCACGGCGTAGATAATGCTATCTGCAATCTTGGCTATCAGACCCAGCAGGGATTTAATAGTACAAACATTGCACTTATGCAGGGACAGAATGCATTACAGTCTCAGTTAGCTCAGTGTTGCTGTGACAACAGGGAAGGACAGGCTCAGATCAGATATGATATGGCTACCAACGCTTGTGCAATCCAGAACTCAATGAACAACAATACCAGAGATATTCTGGAAAATCAGAACAGCAACACCCGTGCCATTCTTGATTATCTTTGCCAGAAGGAAACAGCAGACCTTAGAGCAGAGAATCAGGCACTTAAACTGGCGGCTTCACAGTCCGACCAGAATGCGGTATTACAGGCGGCTATGAACGCAAATACAGCAGAAATTCTCAGACGCACTGCACCACTTCCGGTTCCGGCATATCCGGCAAGTAATTTGTATGGATATTACGGAAACAACGGATGTGGATGCAACAGTGGTTGCTGCTAAGTAACTCACCCTTAGAGGTTGACTAAATTCTAAGAGGTGGGTTGCGGCTCACCTCTTATTTGATTGAGAGGTATAAAATATGAGTTGTAAAAATGTTTGTAAGCTCTGCAACCATCTTGTAATCAGCCAAGCCGTTGCGTTTACAGGAGGTAATCTTGTAATCACACTTCCGGCAGGCAGTTACAATAACGGAGAGAAATATTGTATTGTTGTTGCACAAAGCATACCGGAAACAACCACAATTTCTGCTCCGGTAGTAATCCAAGTAGGCACGGGAACAACCTTGTATCCATTACAGAATCGTTGTTGCGCACAGGTTACAGCTTGTGGCATAAGAACCAGAACAAAATATGCAACCAGAGTAGCTACAAGTGCAACTGGTGGAGTGTTCAAGATGTTAGGAAATCCAGCTTGTAGTCCGAGTAACAATTTAACAGCAATTAATGGTACAGCCCCAACGACAGACACACCTGTTACACAGGCTGCCAGAAAGGGGGCAATGTAATGCATAAAGTTGCAATGGAAATGGGAAAATGGGCCATGGAGAAAGCTAAAGCACATGGTTTTGATAATCTCAGTGCTCAAGACTGGGATGATCTGAAAGATTGCTTAGAAGCAGTAAAATGCGCAATCTGTGCAGACAAAGATTATCGAATCGTAGAAGCTATGGACGAATGCGAGCAGGAAGAAAAGTATCTTGGACGCATGGGATATGACAGATATCGTTATTCCAATGGCAGATTTGCACCAAAAGGCAGAGGAAGCCGCATGGGGTATATTCCTTATCTTCACGCACAGGACGATGACTGGATGAACGAATATCTGAACAATCCAGAACTTGAGCGCAATATGTACCGCATGGGATATCACCCAGAATATTCGGACAGGAATATGGGGAATGATGGAATGAACCGTCAGCAGTCCAGATATGGTGAAACCTACGACAGATACAGCGAGAATCGTAGACATTACCATGATTCCAAAGACGCTGAATCCAAGAGAAAAATGGATGATTCCATGAAAGAGTATACAGAAGATATTATCCGCAACATGAAAGAAATGTGGGATGATGCAGATGCATCAATCAGACAACAGATGAAAACTGATCTGACACGTTTCATACAGCAGATGAATTGAATATGAAATGAATTTTGCCCTTGTTACAGGAATGTAGCAGGGGCTTTTTAGTTGAGAAAAGGATGGTGATAAGCCATGCTAAGACAATTTTATATGAACGGCGACCTATGGAGAGTACAGTTTGTGTCTCCACACGACAGCGTTTTAATTGACCGTACAGGCAATAGAACCCTCGGGGTATCGGATTATTCCACTCATATTATTTCAATCGCAAATACCCTGCGTGGAGAGCTTCTGAACCGTGTGTTTATTCATGAATTAGGTCATTGCGTGATGTTCAGCTACGGTCTATTACCAGAACTTCACCGCATGGTCAAGAAACGGTATTGGGTGGATGCAGAAGAATGGTGTTGCAATCTTCTGGCCGACTATTCTTGTTTCGTTATTGGCACAGCTAGAGACATACTAGGAAACCAGTTCACATATGTGGCTCCTATCGGGGCAGAAAGGATGATTGCATAGATGGCAAAAGCAGAAAACACAGTTATTTTTGATGGCATTCAGTACAATCCAGGTGACGAATTGCCGGATTTAGGCAGTTGGGTATGTACAGACGCAAGAGGTATGGTTCGTGATTACGAGGGACTTTCAAAAGACGTATTAAAACTGCCACATTATGTGCAGAGTGGTTCTTCGGCGTTGTGTCTTGATACTTCTGAATTATACGAATATCACAAACCTACCGATACATGGTACAAACTGTAAAGGAGAAGCGCATATGGCATTAACAGCAAAAAAAGTATATGCAATTTTAAAACGCCAGATTTCCGATATGGAAGCAAAGTTAAACAGCCCTCTAAGGTACAGAGGTACAGTTGCGACTGCTGATTTGCTTCCATTAAATCCAGACATTGGCGATATGTACAATATCGAGTCTAAATCTGTCTATGGCGAAGCAGGAATGAACGTGGCGTGGAATGGGGTAGTATGGGATACTATGGGTGCCCCGATTGATATGTCTTTGTATTTTACAAAAGAAGAAGCAGATACCACAATACAAAACATGGTAAATGAGTACTTTGAAAATAATCCAGTCAAGCCCGGAGCCACGACAGAACAGGCACAGCAGATTGAGCAGAACAAGACGGATATTGCTTCACTGAAAACGGAAACTGCTTCGCTAAAAGCGGATTTAGCTAACTTAGAAAACACGTTAGAATTACCCAAAGATATTTATGTACTAGAGCCATCTGATATTCAAAGTGGTTATATAATTGACTCAAATGGTACAATTAGAACTAATGAAAATTGTACACTGTATAAATATGATGTTACAAATATAAATTCTGTTTATATATCTCATAGGGGCGCAGCGTCTATGCCAGTTTATTGGTTGGAAAAAAATGTTCTTATATCACATTTTACTGCTGAATATGATACATGGAGTGGTAAGGTTGATACGAGCAATGCGGATACGTTATACCTTAATATGATATCTATATATACACCCGTTGTGAGTTGTCTGGTAGAAGGGAAGCGTGTGCCTGGATATGGCAAATCTTATGTCGATTTACAAGGAAAATCGTCTGGACATTTTTACTTAATAAATTCTGAAAGTGGCTGTTTTTCTCAACAAGAAACAACTGATAGTCAGTATGCTACTTATTACCCAATTTTCTTAAAAGCAGGTAAATACCGTTTTAATTCTGCTGTTTCTACGACGTTTTCTATTATTGTTAAAAATGATGAAATTTCACACCTTAATTTTACAGAAAATAAACTCAATATTGTAGAATTTGACACAGACGTTACGTTATACCCTACGTCTACACGTGGTAGAGATGCTGTAATTTGTGATGCGTCTATTGATATTTTGAGTGTAAGTGACAAGGGGTTATTTCCAATTTGTAATCCAATTTATGTCGGTAATAAGATGGATTTTTCAACTATTAAAGAAGCAACCACTTATATTTCTGATTCGTCAAAAGAAAAAGAATACAATATCTATATTGAAAAAGGGACATACAATGAAAGTTCAATAACTCTTCCAGACTATGTAAATCTCATTGGATTGTCTAATGAGAAAGAATCTGTTTGGGTTAAAGGCGAACTTCCAGATAATGCTTTAGACACAGAAATTGCGCCTAATTCAACTATTAATATCAGCATGAATAACAAATTTAAAAATATCACTGTGTCAGCAAAAAACTTACGTTATTCTGTGCATGATGAATCTAACAACAAACAGAAGAATTGGAATCAAAGATTCGATAATTGTAAATTTATTCACTACGGAACATATGGAGCAAAATCTTATAGAGAAGAACATAGTCTTGATACTTCTAACTTGTGGACTTCATGTCATGCTTGGGGCGAAGGTGCTTCTGATGGTTCATTTATTGAATTTAATGATTGCATTTTTGAATCCGTAGAAAATGGGTACTATGTACATGAGGGCATTAGCCAATCAGAACCATACAAGCGCATATTTAATAATTGTGAATTTATAATAATTGACACTGTTAATATAAATCAAAAATGGAATAACAGCATTTCCATAGATAATACAAGAGATATTACAGCTAAGAACATTTTACTATTCAATAACTGTTTCATAAGCGATAGCATGCGAATAAATGGAACAATACCGATTGATGTTCGATTGAGTGGTTGCGGAATAGTTCCGATTAGGGCAAATATGAATACTGATATGTACCCTTTGAATACAGAATGTATGGATGATTGCTACTATGTCGGTGACACGCCTTTAGTTGGTGGGGAAGTTCTTGCAATTACAAACAGGCATAACCAAGTAGTTATTGCGAATGAAAACACACAAAAAGAATTGATATGTGGTGTTGCCGTAGGTACAGTGAATAAATATGGATATGTTCGAGTTATGAAAAAAGGCTATATTTCTCTTGCTGGAAAAAACGGAATTTTATACACAGTTGGTGAAAACGGGCAAATTGCAAATGCAACAAACGAATCAAAACTAATTATAGGTGTATGTGTAGGTCAGTTTGTCAAGTTACTAATTGACTAAAGAGGGCATTTCGGTATTACTAATACATGCTAAGATATATCAGTAATACCGAAAGCAACAAGAATCAATCATGTTTCTCAAACCACTCAGCAAGAGCCTTGCGGATAACCCAAGATGCAGAACGTTCTTCACGTTCACAGTAAGAAATCATCTGCCTGTACTGCTCTGGCTCAAAGCTGATCGTGGTCTTGATATACTTGTCCTTATCGTCCTTTTTCTTGTTCGCCATGCTGCCACCTCCCATCTAGTTAACTATAGCAGATGGCTTTAGCAATAGCAATAGATACGAGGAAATCCCTGTATTTACAAGGGTTTACAGCTCATGGACTTTTGGGACGAGGGCTCTTGCGACTCTTATGCTTCAAAGAGGTACGCCGATTACTGAGGTGCAGAAGATTCTTGGACATGTCAACATTAACACGACAATGATCTATGCAAAGGTATCTGATGAAGATGTAAAAGTGTCTCATATGAAATATGCAATATAAGATTAAAATAAAAAGACTCTTTTTGAAGGGAGAAAACGCTATGAGAGGATTGAAACGTCAAAAACAGACAGTGTATTGGTCAAGGGTAACTGAAGACCTTGACGGGATAGACACAATCAAAACGTACCAAAAGCCAGAATTACATCACCTCTCTGTATCTGCGACTGCCGGAACGCCAGAGGAATTATCCGCCGGTTATATCCCGGACTATGACAGGTACATCACGAACTTTGATCGAAGTTTCAAGCCGCAGACCGCCGATGTATTCTGGATTGACCGCAAACCAGAACTGACCGACGCAGGAGAACTTGTTTTAGGTGAAGATGGAGAGCCTGCAGTCCCACCAGATTACCGCCTAAAAAAGATTCTTGATACCCAGAAAGGCAATGTGGCACGATACGGTATTAAGTACACAGGAGATGGCTCAGATGGCGAATAAGACTATCAAAATGGAATTGTCGCATAAATCTATACAGGACACAATAAAGCAGCTCAGAGTGTATCAGAAGTCGCTTGCAAGCAAGAATGAGGAATTTGTCCGCAGGCTGACAGAACTTGGAATCCCGGTCATAGATGAAAACATAGCATTGGCGCAAGGCGATTCTGAAAAAAATCATAACACCTATATCAGAATCAATAACTTTGGTGGTTATTCTCAGGCGACGCTTGTGTGCGAAGGCTCTGACCTTTTGTTCATTGAGTTCGGGTCGGGCATTCACTACAACACTCCGGCGGGAACCAGCCCACATCCAAAAGGACAGGAATTTGGATATACAATCGGTTCATACGGGCAAGGGAACGGAAAGAATGAATCGTGGGTTTATTATTCCGATTCTGGCGAATGGGTACGCTCTTATGGTACTGAAGCCACCATGCCAGTTTATAAGGCAAGCGTAGAAATCATGCAGAGTATTAGAAAAATTGCAAAAGAAGTGTTTGCATCATGAAAGTTAATACCTGATAATACTGAATAATACCTCTGTCTTTGATATACTATAACATATAAAAGCATCTACCTGAGTGGTGGGTGCTTTTTTCATGCAAAAAAACATAGAAAAGGAGAATGTAAGCATGTTAGTAGAAACAATGATTATCAAAAAAGTAGAAACGAGCATTGTCACAAGCCTAGATGTCGCAGAAACTTTTGAAAAAGAACATAAAAGAGTATTGCAGGACATTAGAAATTTAGGATGCAGTGAAGAATTCGGACAGCACAATTTCGTGCTTTCCTCATACACAAGCATCCAGAATAAAAAACAACCTATGTACTGCATGACGAGAGATGGATTTACGCTTCTTGTTATGGGATACACTGGCGAAAAAGCCATGAAGTTCAAAGAAGGATACATTCGCCAATTCAATGCAATGGAAAAAGTTCTTTTGGGAAAAATCAGAGAACGAGACAAAGGCATTGCAGTAAGACAGGCATTGACCAATGCGCTTAAAGAATCACAGGAAAACGAGAGAATGCATGGTCATGCGTATTCAACGTATACGGATATGGTGTACCGAACTTTATTTGGAAGAACCGCAAAACAGCTTCGAGAGGAAAAGGGACTGTCTACAAAAGATAATCTGAGAGATTTCTTGACAGAAGAAGAGCTAAAAGCTGTCCAGTCAAAGGAAATGCTTGTTAGTGGCTTGATTGACTGCGGATGGGGATATTCTCAAATAAGAGATTTCCTTAAGACCAGTCTCAGAATATGCTAGAACAGGCGGGGTGATATAAAATGCCAGACACGATTAACAACCCAGTATCAGAAGTATTTTCTAGGTGGAGTAAAGATATTCAACCAACAGTCGGCAAAGGCAATTTTTCCATGGAAAAAAGCCAGACAATAGCATCTGGTAAAACGAAATACGCCAGATTGTTCATGATGGGGAATCCTACGCAGTCAACAAGTCTCGAAGGTCACGAATGCGCAACAGTTCTTTCGTTTCAAACGGAAAGTTACGCATCTGGGACAAAGGCTTTATCGACTGCATACGAAATCGACAGCAAAAGTCATCAGGCTATGGTTTCGATGGGCTTTCGCCGGACATACGGACCGGAAGAAGTCGCAAATTCCGAAAAGAGTTTCAAACGAATCATAAGCCGGTACAGTAGAATTTACACCGGGCAATTATTGGAAGCGTAACAGCTTCTATTTTTTTATACCAAAAAAGAAAGGAGAGTGTCCTATGAGTAAAGATAAATTACAATGGCTGAAAGCTGCAGGAATCAGAGCTGTTAAGACAATTGCTCAGACAGCAGTTGCGACAATCGGAACCGCGACAGTCCTTGGAAGCGTTGACTGGAAGATGGTCGTATCTGCGTCCGTTCTTTCCGGCGTTTTATCCTTGCTTACATCTGTAGCAGGGCTTCCAGAACTGAAAACAGGCACAGATGAATAGAAAGGACGGTGATCCTTTTATCTCCCGGATGCAGGGTTACGCATCAGAGCCATGTGGCTCTTTTTTATTGTGATTTTATAGCTGAAAAGCAGAAAGGAGCCGAATATGGCAGAAAAAGGAAATATAGCAGGCGTAAGTACCGTTGGTTCGCTTACTGGATATGCAGTCGAAACAACAGCAGGTACTAAACCGACAACATTTAAACTTCTTCACAGAATCAATGCTTCTGATGAAATCAAAATTGACGTGGAGACAATCGACGCTTCCGCACTTGAAGATGAAGTCGAAAGAACTATTGCAGGACGTGGTTCTACAGGTGGTACATTCAACGTAACTGTGAATGTAACTGATGAAACTATCACTGAATGGGAAACCTTAATCAGCGAATATAAAACAGGAAAAACAGATGGAAAATCTATGTGGTATGAAGAATATTTCCCGTCTCTTAAGAAAGCATTCTTCACAAAAATCGAGCCACCGACAATCATTCCTAAACCGGCGAGAGATCAGAATGGCCTGTTAACCGTTGAAATGTCTCTTACTATCAATGAATATGTCGGCCCGAGTGAAGCAGTAGTTCCAACTGACAGCGGCCTTTAAACACATTTGGGAGGACAAATAATATGTATAAAGTTTTAAAAATCGGCGGCAAAGACTACAAACTTGAATATGGAATTGAAGCATCACTGTTTGATGATTGTGTGAAATCCGTAATGAATATGCTGGTTTCCACAAGCGGTGGAACGGACAGGAGTCTTAAGGAAATGGTTTCTGGAATGAGTAGTATTCCAAATACTGCACTCAATGCGTTCTATGCCGGATTACTTCAATATCACGGCAACCATTCTGACGGTGATGGCACTGTCCCGGACTTAGATACCGCCAAAAAACTTGCAACACAGTATATGACCGAACATAAAGATGATGAGCAGGGTAACTTCTATGGCCTTTTCGCCATGTGCATTGAACAGATGGAGGAAGATGGTTTTTTCAAGTTAACCGGTCTGGAAACCTTCATGGACAACATGAATGCGGCAATGGACTCTGTGAAAGCGAAGAAAGCGCCGAAGAAGCCAACAGATCACCTGAAAAAAGCTACAGTGAAATAATCTGGGATGAATTATATCCAATGGCTGTGCGCATTGGGATGTCAAAAAAAGAATTTCTTAGGAGCACTCTTAAGGACCTGAGAATCCGTATAGAACAATATGGAATCTTAAAGAACGAAGAAATTCAGTCGCAGTTGATAAACATGGACTATCAGTCGTGGCTGACCGGATTGTACGTGAAAACAAGTGTTTTGTGTACATTGTTCCCGAGAAAGGTTAGCTATCCGAGCAAACCAATTACGCAGGAAAAACAGAATAATTGGGTTGAACACAATCCAGATATGCCAAAGAAATCAGAAGCAGAACTAAGACAAGAAGAACGTTACTACGAACTTCTTATCAGGCAGGCAAATGCAAATATATCTGAAATAGGTAATGAAAAGGGCAAGCAGGATGAATAGTAGTCTTGCTTGCCCTTTATTTTTTTTGAAATAAAGGAGGTGCTTATATGCCTGACAACACAATAGATAGCCTTGCGATAGAGGTCAGCAGTAACGTATCAAATGCAAGTAAATCCATTGATGATTTATGCAATAAACTGAATCGCCTGAGCAGTCGTATGTCTGAGAGCATCAAGTATCTCAGAGACTTTTCAGCTTCCGTCGGTACGGTCAACTCTGCTGTTCAAGCACTTAAATTGGACAGGCTTGATTTATCAACGATAAACAGTCAATTGCAACAGTTTACGCAGTCCATGAGTGCGCTCGGTAGCCTGAACTTGAGAAACAACGGATTAAACTCATTCGTAAATGCAATCCGCAGATTGAACGAAACATTAAATTCCACAGGTGATGTGTCTGGAAAGATTCAGAGCATGATTTCTGAGCTATCCACGCTTGGCAGTATTCCAGACGTATCAAACAACGTGAACCGGTTTATTTCTTCGTTGGCAAGATTGGCGAATGCAGGCAGCTCTATTGATGCAGTTACATCAAAACTTCCAAATCTTGGTGAAGAACTTAGAAAAATCATAGTTTCATTCTCTGGAATAGGTAATATTTCTCAGCCAATTAATACATTTGTTCAGTCAATATCTCAGTTGGCAAATGCAGGAGATAAAACCGGAAAGACAGCAACTCAGCTTAATGATCTGGCAAATAGCCTAAAATCATTCTTCCAGACGATGAGTACCGCTCCTAGAATCAGTAGCAGTACAATTCAAATGACTCAGGCTGTTGCTCAGTTGGCAAATTCTGGGGCGAATGCCGGTAGAGCGGCAAGGTCTACTGCAAGTGCATTTTCAGGATTGGGACAGGGTGCGGCCACTTCGACAGGAAAGGTCAGAAAACTTGCAAACGCCGTTGGAAGTGTAGGAAGCAAGGCAAAGAAAAGTTTGCCTAGCATCATGTCTCTGGTGGCAAAATTCTGGACGTTGAAATTTGTTGTTGGAAAATTTGGAAGCGCAATTGAAAGTTCCATGAATTTTCTCGAAGATTACAACTACTTTCAAGCGGCGTTTCGTCAGGTAGCAGATAAAGCAGGAGAAACTTGGTCAGAGGCAGGCTATGATTCTGCGGAAGCTTATGCAAATTCATTTAGTAATAGAGCTAGAGAACTTACATCCAAAATGTCTGGGTTCGATGTTTCCGATAATGCGATTTTGACCGCAAATAAATCAGGTAAATCACTCGGTATGGACCCGTCCATGCTCTTGAATTATCAAGGCCAGTTTGCACAGTTGTCGTCCTCCATGGGAACAACTTCTGAACAGGCATTAAAACTGTCGAATGCACTGACTATGATCGGTGCTGACCTTGCATCTGTTAAGAATCTTGATTTTAGCACAGTTTATGAGAACTTATCCTCTGGATTAGTAGGTATGAGCCGTGCTGTAGACAAATATGGTGCAAACATTCGTGTGGCAAACTTACAGCAATATGCGGCAAATCTTGGTATACAAACGTCTGTTTCTAATATGGACCAGGCAAGTAAGGCAATGCTGAGAACGATAGCAATACTGGATCCCACCCGGTACGCATGGGCGGATATGGCAAATACGATAAATATGCCAGCCAACCAGTTACGTATACTTCGTGCAAACTTAGTATCCTGTGCCAGAGCATTAGGTAACATCTTTATGCCTGTAGTTGCGGCAGTGCTTCCATACATCAATGGTCTTGTGATCGCATTCCAGAGACTTTTGACATACATTGGTTCGCTTCTTGGAGTTGATACCAAAATCGGAAAAATGTTCGGTTCTATCGGTGGTGGAAGTGAAAATCTCTCGAATGCACTTGATTCCATAGACGATTCTGGAATTTCGGACGTAAATGATGCTACAAAAGATACAGACAATAATCTGAAAAATGCAACCAAGAGCGCAAAAAAATTAAAACAGTTCCTCGCATCCTATGATGAACTTGAAATTATGAGCAAAGACGATAGTTCTCTGTCAGACCTTGCAAATTCTAAAATTAAAACGCCAAAAATTGACACATCTGCAATTGATGCAGGAATCCTCAACGATGCACTGGATAAACTTTTGAACGAATACCAGAAGAAATGGGATGCTGCCTACAACTCCATGGAAAACAAGGCTATGGCGTTCGCTAATAAGTTCACAGACACATTTAAGAAACTTGCAAAAGCCGCAGAACCTACCACAAAAGCATTGAAAAATCTTTGGAACAATGGATTGAAGCAGCTCAGAGATTTCACATGGACAGCATTAAAAGATTTCTGGAATCATTTTTTAGTTCCGCTTGGCAAGTGGACGCTTGGGGAAAAAGGATTACCACGACTAATCAATGCTTTTAACGATTTTCTTGTGAAAATCAACTGGGACAAAATCAATGCTTCCCTTGTACAGTTATGGGGTGTATTAGAGCCATTTGCTGAGAATGTCGGAACTGGCTTACTTGATTTCTTCGATGATTTCTTTGACAAGGCGGCAGATGGAGTTAATAAACTTCCTGATCTGATTGACAGGTTCAAAGAGTTTATCGCAGCATTCTCACCGAAGCAAGCACAGTCTATCGGATATTTCCTCGGACAGCTCCTGACAGCTTTTGTAGCATTTAAAGGGCTTACATGGTTTGGAAGTATTTTCGGTAAAGATGGAGCGATAGGCAAAGGAATCACCATGTTAGCAACGCATCCATATGCTTCGATAGCGGTAGGATTAGGCCTTACCGTTGCTGCACTTGATAAATTTGGAGTAATTGATGTTGATTGGGACGGGTTATGGACAAGAATCGGGAATCTCAAAGACGTAATTGTGAATTTCATCAAAAACATTGATTGGGATTCGTTAATAAAAACAATCGGCGATGTATGGGATGTATTCCAGCCATTTGCTGAAGGATTCGCAGATGGATTTATCAGCTTTTTCGATATAATGCTGAACGATATTGGTGCCCCACTGATTAATACATTAGTAAGCGTCTTAGATGCTTTCGCAAAAGCCTTAGGAAAGCTTGACGATAAGCAGATAGAAGCTCTTGGCGAAGCTCTAGCACGGTTTTTTATTATAAGGGGAAGCATTAAGTTTGCCCGAAATATATACAATGTAGTCAGTTCTATCAGCGCACTCAGAACAATCTTCGGTGGGTTAGGAACGGTTCTTTCCACAGCCAGTGGTGCATTGCAGACATTCTTTGGCTCTGGACTTGGTTCTACGCTTGCGGCAGGATTCGCAGACAGCATGGTTGTCTTAGGAACTGCAATGGCAGGTTTCAACCTCGGAAAGTGGATAAGTGTTAATCTGTTCGGCGGCGAAGATAAAACTTTTGGAGAGTTTTTGGAAGATAATGTATTCGGATATCAAAAAGGAGATTTTACCGGTGCTATCAACGAATGGATGAAAGATATATTCGGAGTCGGTAATAAACTTACAGAGGATGATTTAAAGGTATTTCAGGAATATGAAGATGCTATTCTAGGTTTGGTTCACGCAAGCCAGATTTCAGGCGAACAAGCATATCCTTTATTAACATTCCTTTCCGAATTGAAAGATAACGGATATAGCACAGAACAGGCGTTGTTTGAACTTGAACTCAAACTCAATAATCTTGGAGTTTCATCAGAGGACTTCGAGAATGCGATAGCAGGAGTAAACAAACCAGTCAAAGACCTTGGAGATACAGCGGAAACATCCTCTAATCAGTTTTCAAATATGGCTGATCGGATTAACAATGTGTCGTTTGAGGATATCTCAGAACAGCTTACAGGATTCCAGACGCTTATCCAGACCGTTGACTTTGCAACTCTGGTAACAGATACGGCAAACGCAATTGATGAGATGGGCGGCATCTGGGAAAATGGAAAACAGATTCTCGGAGAAAAAGCATTACAGATTTATCAGGAAATTTCAAAGGGATTAGAACCGGATGATAACGGCTACTATACTTTAGCAAACGGACAGATGGTGCAGTTTGGAAAAGGTATTTCTGATTATGAAAGCACTCTACAAAGTACAATGGATTCAACTTTACAGGGGGCAATCAACGGCGTTCTGGATAACAATTCTGGTTTTGAATTAGTCACAGAACTCGGAAAGAATCAGATTCTTGCCGTAGGTAGTGGGATTGAGCAAAACGGCAGTAAAGTCACTGAAAAGCTTAACTCAACAATTCAATCATCTGCGAAAGGTGCAGAAGAAACTGCGAAATCAAGCGGCAAAACCCTTGGAAGCAACATTGCAGAGGGATTACAGACTGGAATTAACGGGAAGAAAGAAAGCACAAAGACTTCGATTCTTGATCTAATGAATAACAGCGTAAAAGCCCCTGCACAGGAAGCAGTAGACTCCCATTCTCCGTCCAGATGGTTCAAGCAGCTTGCAGAGTACTGCGGTCAAGGATTCCGAAACGGATTAGAGCCGGGCTTTTCTGCGTCGTTCACATGGTTCGGAAGAATCCGAAGCAGAATCAGCAATTCCATTGGAAACCTGTATAATATCGGTTGGAACTCTATTATTGGCTTAAATAATGGAATTGTAGGCGCGGCACAACAGCTTTATGCAAATGTGCAAAAAATCGCACAAAATATATCAAATACGTTCCGCAAAGTTCTTAAGATTCATAGCCCGTCGCAGGTAATGATGGAATTCGGTGGATTTACCGTTGAGGGATTCCAACTCGGTATGCAGAATATGCTTCCGAAAGTTGAATCCACCATCAATGATATAAGCGCCGAAGTGCAAAAAATTAATACACCAACCGCAGACATTATCACAAAGAGTGCATCCTATCAGGAAATAAAGAGCAGAATGTCAGTTGATACAGATGATTTTGTGGATGATATGCGAAAAGAAATCATGGCAATCAGCAGTAACACGTTTGACAATAATCAGATGATCGGGCAGGCGGTCAAAAACGCTCTGAACGGTATGGCAATATATGCAGACGGGCATCTGATTGGGTATCTGAAAGAAGAAAATCAGCAGTTCAGAAACCGTAATGGCTACGGACTGTTTGAAGGGTAGGTGATAGAATGAGTGACTTTATTGCAGGAAGTAGTTTCCAAGGTTATTTTTTAAAGTTCGGGGGAAGCGTTCTCCCGAACAAATTCTTAGCCTACGATGATTATTCTGCAACTCCAAACCAGAGAACAGAGATAGAAGCATACAGGGACTTGAATAATCTCTTGCATAGGGACACAAGCCCGAATTTCAAGACAAAAATAGACTTCAACACGCGCCCGATGTGGTTACCGGATAAAATTGAAATGCAGTCTGTTTTCAAATCAGGCTTAGTCAATAAGGCACAGCGGAAATACAAAGTTACATACTGGAACGACGAAGAAAATACCTACAAAACAGGCACTTTTTACATGCCCGATGTTGAGTATAAACCTATCAGAGTTGTAGGAAATAACATTTTGTATAACAAAATCAGAATTGCACTGATTGAATACTAATAACCAGAGTGCATGGGTGTCACAGCTCATGTGCTCTTTTATTTTAGATAGACGGGAGGATGATTATGGCAGATACAGTATCTTTTGACAGTTTATTGAATACGACAGCCGGGATGACTGCTGTTGTTAACAACAAGAAACACGATGATGATGTAATCAGTGTCACAGGTGTTGATTGGTTTACCTATGCAGGCAAGACCGCCAGTACCATATATGTTTCAGGAAACAATTTTATCGGTTTCGGGCAGAACGCCGAACAACTCAAAATCTGGCGTAGGGATGGTGCAGTTTATTACATTTACCGTCAAGAGGGGACGCTCACATCAGGAAAAAGATTCCTCAAAATCAGGGTTGAAGGCTATGTGTATTATTCAAGCACATCTTCATCGTATGCGCTGAAATATGAAGTGTTCTTGATAGAGGGGCAGACATTATTCATCAATGTTGTTCAAGTTCCGACAGATAATTCATATACTGGCACATCATCAATCACTGATGGAAATAGCACGACTAATCTGAATATTTCTGTATCATCCACAGTGCCAATTTCGATTCTGGTCAAAAATGCAGGCGTATCTCAGGAGATTACTTATAAAAAATATTCTGATTTAGTAATCGCTAGCATAACTGTTTCCAAAATGCCAGATAAGACCACATATTATCAGAAAGAGCTGTTTGATAAAACTGGGCTTGAAATATCTGGAACAACAAGCACAGGAGAAACGGTCAGTGTCACAGATTACGAATTATCGGGATTTGACAGTAGTTCCGCAGGCACAAAGACCATAACCGTTACTGCATCCGGCAAAACTACAACGTTTGAGATTACCGTCTCAGAAGCTTATATTACCGTCATATCCGTTGCTACAATGCCAGCCAAGGTAAATTACCACATTGGAAAAGAATTTGATTCTACGGGCATTGTGGTTACTGCAACGGCAAGTGATGGAAACGTTGTAGATGTTACAAAAGACTGCACATATTCTGGATTTGATAGTAGTTCCCCAAAGCAATGTGAAATTACAGTCCATTACGGAAACTTTACTTGTGTATTTGAAGCTACCATTATGCAACCAGAAAGTATTTCAGACATAGTAAGCTATAATAACGTTTATTTTGTGGGAGATACCACAAGTTTATCTGTTCAAAGTATAACCGTTAAGTACTCGGACGGGCCTGAAGTCGTAGAAAGTGGGTATACTGTCGATAATACACTTGTTACAGAAGCAGGTCAAATTCCTATAAATGTTAATTATTTCGGCGCAGTAGGAACTGAAAATGTTACAGTGTATGACTCGTTTTCTGTTCACATAGGAACACCGAACAAAGAAGATGTAATTGCAACATTTGACCTCAATACCAATACTTTAACTGTTTCTGGAACAGGAAAATTTGAATACGAGCTTTCCGAAAGTTCTCCATCTGCAAATGTGAGCGCCCCAGAATCATTATATACAAGATGCACTCAAATTGTGTTCAGTAATGGAATCACGGAAATTCCTAACGGATTTGGCTATAGGTTTACAAATCTAAGCAACATCACTTTTGGGAATAATATATCCAAGATTGAAAGCGGAAATTTTAATACATATCTGGGAACATCTTTGGAATTTCCAGAATCGCTTATAAGCATCAAGTCTGGCTGCTTTGGCGAATGCCCAAATCTCACAGAATTAACTTTTCATGAAGGGCTTGAAGAAATTGGAAGTAGCTCTTTTGATGAGTGCCGATTACTAAAAAATTTAGTTCTTCCATCAACTTTAAAAAACATGGCATTTAGTTTTAGAGGAAGTACTCTTGAAAATCTGGAAATTGGCGGAGAGGGTGCATTGTTCTCGTCAAGTGGTGTAAGCGGCATAAATGGGGTTTCCGCAAAAAATATAATTATCCGCGGAGGTACAATAAAACAAAATACTTTTTATAATAACAAAAATATTGAAAGCGTAAACTTGAATGGAAACGTAGTTTTTGATGGATATGGACAATTTCAAAATTGCAGTAATTTGTCAAATGTGATTATAGGTAATGGAATCACAAGTATTCCGCAAAGCTGCTTTTCTGGATGTGCTATTAAAGCTATTGTGATTCCTGATAGTGTTATAGAATTAGGACAAATTGCTTTTTCGAACTGCAAATCACTAAAAAACATAACATTATCAAAAAGCATAAAAAAAATTCCAAATAGTTGTTTTAGCGGTTGCGGATTTGAGACTTTTACAATTTCTGATGATTTGGAAATTGAAGAACTTGAAAATGTTGTATTCCAGGGATGCTCCAATTTAAAAATGGTGTATATCGGGAAGAATGTAAAAACAATCGGACCGGGTTGCTTTGCTTCTATTGGCTCCCCTTCGACTATAATTCAAATTAATCAGAAAAAAGATGCTATTTCTGGTTCTCCATGGGCGGCTTCAAATGCGACGGTGGAATGGATAGCCAAGGAAGTTGTTAAAATAGAATTGACATCATTACCAGATAAATTGAAATACAAAGATGGAGAATCTTTTGATAGCTCTGGCTTAATTGTGACAGCAACTTATGATGACGGAACAGTGCAGGAAACGACAAATTATACGCTTTCTTTGCCGGATATGTCAACTGCCGGAACTAAGACTGTTACTGTAACATGTGGTAGTCAGACATCTACATTTGATATAACGGTTATTTCTATATCTAAAATCGAAGTCACCACACCGCCAACCAAACTAGAATATCACAAAGGTGATGCCTTAGACACAACCGGAATGGTGATTTCTACAGTCTGGACAGACGGCTCAAAAGAGGTTCTGACAGATGGGTATACGGTGTCAGACTTAGACAGCACTGAAACAGGCGAAAAAACTATCACGATCACATATCAGACATTCACAGCAACATTCACTGTAGAGGTCGTGGCAGATACTGCCGGAATCCGAATTACAAGTTTTCCGTCAAAAGTTTACTACAAAATTGGAGAAACATTCGACCCGTCCGGGCTGACTGTTGCAGAAGTAAGACAGGATGGAACTGAGAAAGAAATCACAGATTATGACATTTCTGGATTCGACAGTTCCACCGCAGGCTCTAAGACAATCACGGTTTCTTATAATGTTACGGTCAACGGAATTTCCAAATTTATCGGCTCTGATAGCTTTCAAATTAAAGTAACAAACGATGGTAAAAACCCATTCGATGATAGTTCAAGTGGTGGCTCTGGTGGTGGTTCCGGTGATGTTGAAGAAGAAAAAACCGAGCCAATAAAAGTAACAGTACACTGGATTAACGGAGAATTTGCCGACCTTACAAACGAAAATATCGACCAGAATACACTCACTTTGCAGGAGTCTATTTGCTCTGAAAGCTATTTTATTTTCGGTGGCTGCGTCTGCAATCAGATAACGTTTCAGGCTCACCACGATCAGTTCAATGGCACTTCGGAAGAATTTTATCCGTCTGGGAAAATCGAAGTCTATATTGAACGAAAAGGAACAAAAATCAAAATTTTCACAGGCGAAATCGACAGTGCAGAGCGGAAAGCGAACTCCCTGACGCGTAATTTTGTTGCGTATGATTATCTGTATAAATTACGAAATACTGACATTGCTCGATGGTATAAAAACCAGACGACTGATAAGAAGAAAAAACTGACTCAAAAGCAATTCAGAGATAAATTATTTGAGTTTTTAGGACTCGAACAGGTTAGTACAAAGCTGCATTGGGACGACACTTATGTGCCTGATACGAATAACTCAAACGAGATGAACGTAGTAAATATTCTGAAAGATTTATGCTTGCAGAATGACCGTTTTGGTTGGATGAACAGGGATGGCAAGTTTGAGTATCTGAAGCTTCGCCAAAACAGTTACAGATACGGGCAGACAACGGATAATCAGAACATTTATAAATATTACAATAACGAAGAAGTACACCTTGATACGTTCAAAAGTTTTACCGCAAAAGAGGGCAGAATCTGGTTCCCGAATATTATATTTTGTGACCCCGACCCGAATAGAGCCTTTGGCTTTACACAAGGCGACTATACAGCGCAGGAAGCGTATGATAACAACGTTTATTACAACAGAAATAGCTTCTTTGTAGGAAATGAAGACTGGCTAAATTACGTTTGGGATGCTGACGAATATGGCGGTATTTCAAGGGTTGAACCAATTATGAAGATTTGCTATGGCGTTTTCGTAAATCAAGATTTGCGGAAATATTATCGTGCGCAGGGATATACCGCCGAGGTTCAGGGAAACCCACTGAATATGGTTGGACAGGCAGTCGAACTCTACTATAAAAAGCTGATTCAGCACGACGATCAGGAACCTACAGAACTGCAATGGTACGTTCATTCATACATCATGAGCAGGACGCTCAAAATCGGCGCTACAGACATGATTGACACCTATTCTGCTAATAATGCACCGTTCAACAGCAACAGCCGACAACTTGGAAAAGACACGCCTGAGATATCCGCAACCGTCAACCGCACCCGATCAGAAATGCCGACAATCAGCTATGCGGAATTTACGGACGGTTCGGATTCTGAATTTTCACCGGCAATGATTGACGATTTTACGGATGGTTCTGGCGGTTCTGGAAGCGCTTCTGAGCAATTAAAAAAGGCACAATTAAGGTGTGTAAAGCGAATAAAAAAAGCTGATTACGACGCTCTTGTAGCCGCAGGAACTGACCGAGCAGATACATTGTATTTCACATTTGAGGAGAAATGATAGGATGATATATAAGGCATTTTTGAACAGACAGGAAATCACTGGGTTTCCTGTCAAAGGCAAGGAAACGAGTGAGATATGGGGTGGCGATACATTGTTGTGGAAGAAATCGGGAGCTCAGGATTATTTCAAATTTGAATATGAGGGCACGATTATTTTTGGAATTAAAGGGACAAACATTTCTATTGATTGGGGCGACGGCAAGAAAGAAACATTTTCCAATGAATATGAAAATGCCAAATTAAGCAACAAAGATAATTACATTACCCATATTCCTATAAGCGACGGTAGACATATAACAGAGATATACGGAACAAACTTAGAGGTTCAGTTTGGATATAGCTGGATTAGCACTACCTTTGGAGCATTAGCACTTACAAAAGTTTTGTCCCCACTTCCTAGAAGCTCAAGTAAACTCTTAGCGTATAAGTTTTATGAATGCGAGAATCTCGAAAGCGTTCCAGAAGATTTATTTAAAAATTGTGGAAACGCGACAGGCGCTCTTCAAACTTTTATGGATACGCCTAAGTTGAAAACTATATCTGAAAAATTGTTTGATTATACTCCTAAATTACAAACTGCAACATGGACTTTTAGAGAATCAGGAATAGAAACAATTCCGGGAAAACTTTTTTCAAAGTGTGAACAACTGAATGGCGCGACATCTTGTTTTCAAGATTGTACTGGCTTGAAAACAGCAGGCGACAGTTTTTTGTCAAAGCAGAAAATGATTGTTATGCACGGAATTTTCACAGGATGTTCAAGCCTAACTAAAGTGGGAGAAGATTTCTTAAAGAATGCTGATCCGCTTTCAAGTGAAAATGCATGGGGATTTAACAGTGTTTTTTCTGGATGCACTGAGCTGACTCAGGCTCCTAATTTCTATGCAAAATTTCCTACATTAACTAACACACAAAGGACTGGCCGATGCTATTACAAATGCGAAAAATTGCCGTTCTATTCATCTCTTCCTGATAGATGGAAATAACTAAAATCATTGAGTTTTCACCCCAAATATGCTATAATAAACCCATAAAAATTCGCATCTGATTCTTAAAAGAATTCGGAGTCGAGCGGAACGAGTCAATCTGAAATGAACTCAATCCCTCGGCTCTTTTTGCTTATTTAGATATTAATTTCAGCAAATAAGAAGCTTAAAATTGCAAATAAGAGCATGATTTTTCGAAAATATGAAATAAGCCCTTATTCGCCAAAATAACCTCAAAATCTCAGTCCTGACCGTACTAAAATGTAACTATATTGAAAATAAAAATTGAATAATTTGTAAACGTAAATTTTGCTTGTTTTCAGAATAAATTAATCATCTGAGAAAATAATAAAATTCAGAAATAAATATTCTGTCAACAAGCGATTTTCGTTTACATAATATCTCAATGTAACGTTACAATAACGTTACCAGTAACGCAATGTAACGCGATAGAATAAGAATAAGAAATAGAATAAGAATATAATTAATATATATACGAGATATATATTAATCGTCGAATAAGCACTATTCGACCCTGACATTTTCAATTCGTTTTAGCCCAAAGCGAACCATTTTTATTAACAACCTTGTATTTGGCTCATATAGCGATTTTATGTGCGATTCGATAAAATCCTCGAATGATATATAAAAATTGATTTTAGGGGTAAATACGGAACTTACAAGGCATATTTAACAGAAAGGAGCAACGTAATATGACAAACAAACAGAAAACAGTTCTCAGGAAGATTATTTATGCAGTCGAAACCGGTGGACAGGTTTATGGACAACAGGATTATTCGGACTTCACGGAAGCCTATGAGAATAATTCAGATGAACACGCAATTACAATTGGGGCAGGAGCGTGGTACGGAACCGAAGCTAAAACACTTCTGGAACGAATTTACGATGCCGACCCGGAACAGTGGGAGAAGATAGACAAGGTCAGACTTCTGGAACAAGTTCAGACCGCAAATTGGGAATGTTTCAATATTTCCAGAGTGTCACAGCTCGCCGACACCATAGTTGCCCTTATTTCGTCCGATTTGGGCGTTAAATGCCAAGATAACCTTATGGATGAACAATTAGCCACCTACGCAGATGAAGCCTTTAAGCAGGGCGTTACGGACGCTAGAGCGCAAGCTATGTGTGTGAACTTTAGGCATCAAGGCGGACAGGGAGCAGTGACGAGGATTTTGGCAAAGACCCAGAAACCATACACATTGGACGGCCTATATGTGGCCTGCCAGACGGACACAGGAAATCAAGTGGGAGCATATAAGGACAGACAGAATTTTGTTTATGACGCACTAAAAACATATTTTCCAGAAAGTGAGGAGACAGATATGAACGCAATTAATAAATTAATCCAGATCGCAAAGAATGAAACCGGATATCTTGAAAAGGCAAGCAATAGTCAGCTTGATAGTAAGACAGCAAATGCCGGAGAAAACAATTACACAAAATATTGGAGAGATATAAAACCATCTTATCAGGGGCAGCCATGGTGCGCTGCATTCGTTTCATGGTGCATGATGAAAGCATTCGGCTTAGACACAGCGAAGAAACTTTTGAAACACTGGCCATACGTTTACTGCCCGACAATGGCAGATTTGTTTACTTTGAACAGCAATCCAAAAGTTGGAGATATTGTTATTTTCTACAGAAACGGAGAATTTACGCATACTGGAATCGTAATAAAAGTGTCAGGAGATCGGTTCTGGACAGTCGAAGGAAACACTTCTGGTGGCTCTACAATTATCTCAAATGGCGGTGGAGTGTGCCAGAAAAGTTACTACAACAGCAACCTTCCCGGAACAAAATTCTGCACTCCGAATTACAGTTTAGTTAAAAATACAATTTCAGTTTCAGGCTCAGATACGGCCAAAAAGCAGAACACTAGAGCATACATTGCACAGATTAAAAAAGACACAAAATGTTATACAAAATCAAACAAAAACAGCCCGTCAAAGCTTTTTCCAAAACTGAAAAAAGGTGCAGTTGTAGAGGTAATGAAGTACACAGAAACCGACAGTTCAGGGCTGAAATGGTACTTCATCCGCATCCCACATCCGACAGAAGGATTTGTTTTTGAATTTATTCCAAAAGGAACATTCACCAGAATTACAGAAATTTCTAAATGACAGTTGTAATACGGTTTTTATAATGCTATAATAAAACGTGTTCGATATAGTAGTTCGTATTGCAAACCCTTTTATTTATTAAGTGTTGATAATGAGAATGACCGCCAATTACTCCTTCCCGGGTTGGCGGTCATTTTTCGCTGTCAGCTTATGTATTCTTCGTACTTTTCTTTAATTTCCTTTGCTCCATTCTGCCTTATCTGGACAATATCCCCAGAATCCATGACGAAATTATCGCCTGCTGACTGAATGTGATCCATGTTCACCAGATAACTCTGATGGCAGCGCAAGAATCGCTTATCAGACAGTTTTTCTTCCAGATCATTAAGCTTGCAAGTGGTCACGAAACATCGGTTATTTGTAGCGAAAATATGGCAAACTCTTGCCTGACTCTCGACGTACTCAATTTCATCGTATTTGAGCCGGTTTATCTGTCTGCGGAACTTAAATGTAAATGTCTCGTCCTTCATCTGTGACAGAATCTCGTCAATAGCCCGGTATATTCTGCCGTATTCCTTACCCTTGACCGCATACTGCATAGCACCGACGTCAAATGCTTCTTGCAGATGAGAATCGTCGGCTGTCCAGAATATAATCTTTCCATCATATCCAATATCTCGGAGCCGGTTCGCAATCTCCAAACCGTTCTCATTTTCCAGAATCATATCCAGTACAATTACATCGTACCATTTACCCTCTTTCACATCTTCAACAAGCGGATAACCTGCCGAATACTCGTTGATTTCATAGCGATAATCTCTTTTGCGCCGTAAGAATCCCGATACGCACTCTTTAAACAAGTCAACTTCAAGCTGGTTATCGTCACATATGGCTATTCTCATATGCGCACCCTCCTTTCGTAGTCTCAATTTGTCAAAATACGCCATGATTTTGACAGTACACACATTTTTCTTTTTGTTTGTGGTATTATTGTCCCACAAACAAAGTGTAGCACTTGAAATTGTTAGTGTAAAGCATTAAAGTTTGACATAATTCGCAAAATATGGTTTCTGTGTCCGGGAGGATGTGTGGATAGAGAGACTGCCTGCAAGAACGACAGGCAAAAGAAAGAGGGGCGGTTGCCCCTCTTGTTTATTTCGCTAAATACAAAACTGAAACAGTATCTATTTTTACACACATTCCATTCTCTAACGGTAGATTCCCAATTTCACTGGAATATAAAGAATTAATGCTTTCTAAGTCAGAACCAAGACTTTCTTTATATTTTTTTGAAGCAACATGGTATTCTTCTGAATGTTCGTAATCATCATTCTTATAATCATCGTAGCTGTCATATACGCTGATAATTCCTGCTCCGTCGGTTATTGAAAAGGTGTACTTTCCGGCAGGAATATCTTCGCCAATAATATAAACACCTGGATTTAGCCTGCCGGTATCATCAAGAGAATCGTTTTCCTGAGAATTAGAATTTTCACTTTCCACGTCTTTTAAAATAGCTTCTTTTAATTTAGTTCCGTCTGAAAGACGCGTGATTGATAGCGAATCATCCCAAATTGAGCAAGCCAGAGTATCATTTTTGAAATTCCAAACGTTTGTTAGAACTACTCCATCATAACCACCCTTATAGAAATCATCAGTAACATAATCATAATCATACCAATCCTGCTGAGATGCTTCCGACAATACACCGGAAACCTTTGAAGCAAATGTGCCAACTTCATCATCTGGCACGTTCTCACTTATAACGACGCTTAGATGCAAGGATTTAGTGTTTTGGTCAATCACACACTCAGATGCTTCGACAAACCCATCTTCACCATTGATCTTATTAAGCATTTCATTAATGTTGTCAAAGGAAGTAGCACTGGCATTGACAGGAGAAATGCATAAAAAAGCACACATCGTCATAATTCCACAAACTCTCTTTTTCATAAAATCCTCTTTTCTGCTAAAGAAATCTCATATACTGCACTGCAATAAAAACTACTTCAATGATTCCGACAATAATTCCGAACCATGAGCCAATATGTCTATATTCCTCTTTCTTTGTGCCAATATCTACTAATCCTACAATTGCTCCTGCCAGAGCCAGTGGAAACGACAGGATAATTGGCAATGGAAGAATGAATGCCACACCTGCCAGAATACAGGAAATGACGCTCAGGGTTGAATCTTTCTTCTTTTCGCCTTTGCTCATACAATCCCCTCCCTTGTTAAAATTTTATAATATTATACCACCTCATACAAACTGTGCATAGTAAAATATCAAAAAAGTAGATTATTTTTGCAGAAAAACTCCCTGATTTTGCACTTCCCAGAAAAATTACACAAGTGTGTGCTATAATGCGTGATATATTTTTAGAAAGAGTTGGTAGTAATGGAGAAGAACAGATACAGGATAGTCGTATTCATCCTGATATTTTACGAAATATTCTGTGCGGTGCATATACCGTCACATGATATAGCAGAACGCCACCGCAGAGATGTGCAGATTACAAAAGAAGCTGCGAAACAAATTTATTCCGCCCAGATGCAGGAGTTGAGCGAGATCAAGGAAATTTGCAATGTCGGATGCTGTATTCACGAAAGCACAATTTGCTTTGAGATTACGAAGTTTGCCTACGAAATAACAAAAGTCCATGTGTATATTTGGCAGTTGCCAAGAGGGAATATCGGTGGTATAATGATGAAAACGAACTAATGTTCGGTTCTGTTTCCTACAAGCCGGGCATATACTGTAATGTAGGTGGTAGTTGTGACAGGGAGGGCTATTTATGGATTATAAAGAGAAAATCATGGCTTTATTAGAAAAGGTTAAAACAGAAGAAACATTAAAACGGGTATATAAACTGTTAGAATATTTGTATTTAAAAGAAAAGTAAAAATAAAAGCCCCTGCGTTTACAGGGGCAAATTTGTTATTCTGTTTTTAAATCATCTGGAGAAGCCGAAAAATAATATTCGAACTTAGAACTATCATATTTTGATCCTATCATTTCATTGATTTTGTCCGCAATGGCAGTTCCCATTTCTTCTCCAAATTCCGAATCCTCTACTTTAGTTTTCTTATACTCCGTAAAGATGTTACCCCACCAATATATATTTGGCTTTTGGACTATCCCTTAAAAACGCGCCCGCATTTTTTGCATTGATATTTAGTAGAAAAGAAACCCCTGCTAATTATCTGTACATTGGCACTCCGACAAGTGATTGCCGGGCATTTTATTTTTCTGGTAATTTTGTCGATAGTTTTTCTTTTTCTCATTTAAGTCCTCCTTGGTGATTTTTTATATATTATAATACACAAAGGACTGATAGTATAGTTAAAACGCAAAAAAAAGACTGGGATTTTTACCCCAGTCCTTTTTATTAGTTGCTTTCTAATTCGGTCAAAATTTCTTCAAGCTGTTTCCAATGCTCTTCACTAAGCTTTGCGAATTTAACAAGGATTTTTTTTGCAAATTCATTATCCCCGGTCATTACCGAATCTACGATAGCCTGCGCATCGCCATCGTCGTCCATAAACATGTTACCGTCGCCGCTCACAAGCCAGTCATAAGAAACCTTATAAGTAGTACAGATCAATTTTAGAAAATCGTCATCTGGAACTGTTCTTCCAAGTTCTATATTTTCAATTTTACCACGGCTTTTTAAACCGAGTTTTTTTGCAAAGTCTTCTCTTGAAAGTCCTAAGTATTTTCGCAGCTCTTTCAACCGCTCGCCCATTTACCCACCTCCTTTCTTTATTTTATGGTAACAGTATAACATTTTTAAAATACGTTGTCAACGTAAAAATATTTAAAAACACGTTGACAATGCGTTATAGATGTGATATTATACGTTCATAACGTAAGAGATGTGGAGGTGAACAAATGTCAGAAGAAAAGAGACAGCTTATCAGAGATGTAACAACACGAATCAATAAGCTTCCGGTAGATAAGCAACACTACATTTTGGGATACATGAATGGCGTTGCTGATACTGTTGAGAGTGATACTCAGAAAGAAGAAGCAACAATTAGAGATAGTAATTAGAGAGGAGACGATATTACGGAACAGTTAATACCTATTAATTACAGTAGTGAACAACCTACTGTATCAGCCAGAGAGCTGTATGCAGGGCTTGAAATTACAGACAGATTTTCGAGATGGTTTGAAAGAATGTCTACATATGGTTTCGCTGAGGGAAGCGATTTTACAAGCGTGAAAAGTTCCACACTTGTAAATAACGGAGCAGAAAGAGAAATTTCTGATTATCAAGTTTCTATAGACATGGCAAAACAGATTTGCATGATTCAGCGGTCAGAAAAAGGCAGACAATACCGACAGTATTTCATAGACCTCGAAAAAGCATGGAACACACCAGAACAGGTTTTTGCCAGAGCATTGAAGATGGCAGACCAGACCATTGCGAAGTTGAAAGATTCGGTCAAGTTACTGTCAACGGAAATCAGTGTCAAAAACCAGATAATCGGCGAACTGAAACCGAAAGCCGACTACTATGATGAAATCTTAAAGAATCCGGGACTTGTGACCATTACCCAGATTGCTAAGGATTATGGAATGTCTGGGAAGAAGATGAACGATATTCTGCATGACATCGGAATCCAGTACAAGCAGAGCGGACAGTGGTTACTGTACAGCAAATATCACTGTATGGGCTATACACATTCCGAGACCGTTGATATCGTGAGATCGGACGGTAGACCGGATGTGAAGATGAATACTAAGTGGTCACAGAAAGGAAGAATATTTCTTTACGACAAGCTGAAAGAGAGTGGGATTCTTCCGGTGATTGAGCAGGAGATGACAAAATGATAAAAACTGATGAACTTCGAGGAATATTTGCGAAGAATAGAAAATCTCAGACGGACGTTGCCAAAATGCTTGGAATTACGCCAAAAACATTTTATGGAAAGATGCAGAAAGGAATTTTCAACAGTAATGAGATTCAGACAATGATTGATGAATTTCATATCGAAGACCCGATTGATGTTTTCTTTTCTAAAGCAAATTAAGTAGGAGGTGAGAATGTGACAGCATCCAAAATTGAAATTCGTCAAGCAAACGGCGAAAAAGGAATCTTCACAGAAATTTTTGTGGATGGTCGAAAACTCGATGGAGTAAGAAGTTTTGAATTAAAACAGAAGCCCGGAGATTCGATACCAACACTTTCGATAGACTTAAATGCTTTGGATTTATCAATTGATTTGGGAGTACTAAAGATAAATCAAACAGGTGTCGGAGAAATTGAAAGCATTAAATTCAAAGGGAGCGAAATGCCTGTTGAATTTTGTGAGACAGAATAGGCTCCCATATTTCAGAGAGCCATCGGGTTACTTGTCGAGGTTTCTCAGGATTGAACAATCGCTGGCACGATTGCAACATCCTGTAAGGCCTGCGTATCTGCATCTTAATCTGCCTTTAATTGTTTGATAATTTTTATCTTCGAGTGAAGAAGCAGATAGTTGGGTAAATTCAACCTGATAGTTTTTATTCTGTTTGGTACAGAATCCAGAATACATCATTAATCTATACCTCCTTTCATAAGGAGAGTATACCACATAAAAAATCGGAGGGACATAAAAACGGCAAAAGCATTAATCCTGTCAGCTCTGATCGGCGGTATGTCACCGTACCTGCCGTTCTGGAGATTTGACAGTGCATCACAGCCGGTTGCAGTAGCAATCGTAATATTCGCATTATCATTCGTGTTTATTTACCCGGATGAAATTAAAAGAACCGGAGGAAGAGAAAGATGATTGAGACAAAAATGGGAGAAATCACACTTAAAGGCAGTAAAGCAGAATTAATAGCTGACTTAGCGGTTGTCGTTCGAGGAATCAAAGAAACCATTATGGAAGACGGCAAAAAAACAGAGGAATCTGTGAAGCAGGAGATTGACGAAGCGGTCAAAATCGGACTGATGAACGAAGAAGAATTTAAAACTATTCAAAAAGAAAAAATCAAAGAAGTTGTAAAAACATTATTTGATGATTTACTTGGAGGGCTTTTCGATGAAGATAAAGGAGAATGATTTTAATAAAACCGTAGACGAACTATACCAGTTATGCAGACGCGTTCAGAAAGAAACCGGCAGAACGGTAGCATTTCATTTTGCAAACTACAAGATTGGATGCAGCTTACACATCAACATATATAAGAAAGAATCATTAAGAGAGTTTGATATGTACAGCATTGTAGAGGGCGGTTGTCAGCAGGAAGAGAGTGTGAAGAAAGCAACTGACCATTTGAACAAAATTTTGATGGACAACAAACGTCCGTATTGTGAGGGGGATTGCGATGAAGAAAGAAAATAAGATGGATTTCAGAGCAGAGACCGTAGCCGAGGAGTATGCAGAGCTGGTAGGCAGATTAAAGGCATTTGAAGCGTACCTGAACACAACCGAAGCAAATACGTATTTAAAGAAAGAAGTTTGCGCAGCTATACTCGGACTTAATTTGGAGGACAAGGAAAAATGAAATGCTATAAGGGATTTGACAAAGACTTAAAATGCCGTAATTTTCAGTATGAAATCGGCAAGGAGTATGAAGAAGAAAGAGCTGAGATTTGCGATACTGGATTTCATGCTTGTGAAAATCCGTTGGATGTATTTGGATATTATGCGCCGGCTGGTTCCAGATATTGCGAAGTCGAGCTGGACGCAAACGACCAGAAGTCTGATGACAGTAAACGAGTAGGAAAGAAGATTTCTATTAAAGCAGAAATCGGAATTGCCGGAATTATTAAAGCCGGTGTGGAATACATCAAAGATCAGGTTAACTGGGACGATGATAAAAAGTCCAACACCGGAGACCAGTCAGCGGCAACCAACACCGGAAACCGCTCAGCGGCAACCAACACCGGAGACCGCTCAGCGGCAACCAACACCGGAAACCGCTCAGCGGCAACCAACACCGGAGACTGGTCAGCGGCAACCAACACCGGAAACCAGTCAGCGGCAACCAACACCGGAGACCAGTCAGCGGCAACCAACACCGGAGACTGCTC